CACCCACCTTACTCGCTTCCATCTTCACCACACTAATCTCCAGTGTACACCACCGGCGAGACTATAATTAAAAGTCAAACTATTCCATGCCCACTTAAGGGATCATCTTTCGATAATTGGAAAGAAAGAGTCGATCTAACTCTTATCGCCGTAGGCTGAAGGTCAGCTTACGCCTTATCTAGAGTACACTCCTGCCATTCACGGTCTCTTGACGCTCAACAGTTGAGAAGTCAGGCAATTCAATAATTATATGCCCGTACTTTTTATCTTTATGAGCAAGAACTTCATCATGTGACATCGGTTTCGTAACAGAAACTTGACTTTCGTATTTACGTTTAAATCGAGAAAGCTTTACAACACCGAATGAACCATACATTAACGCACCATCCTTATAATGGATAGGCGGATCATCAAAGTCATGAGTACATACACCTTCACGATAAGTGCTTAAAATATGCCAATAAATTGGACCGAGAGAATCAGTTGATTCTTCAGCAACTTCCGTAATAGGTAAAAATTTATCGAGCTCTTTACGAGCTAACTCATGAAACTTCCAGGATTTATCCTGAAAATCAGGACAAGTAATCTTGTTTTGTATAAGGAATGTGGCCATTTGCAAATCGAACTTCGAAGGCTCGCCATCCAGGCCGAGCCCCCCCAGTCTTTTTGGCAAATTATAAGGGATGCTTCTCAAAGCTCTCTGAAGATCTACCTTCCACTTACCCTGACAATGATCGCTCCATTTAGATAGCTGATCTATACTACGGAAAAGATTCTTCTTAAAATTATTTTCAAAAAAGATTTTTCCAGCTTGATATAGCCAACGTGGAGCATTATCCAGTTCATATAAGAAAGATGTACGAGTACCTTGATAATCAATACGACTCAAATCCATCGTTTCACTGTCACAACCCATCGCCTGTGATCTGTTAAGACCATAGGCCATACCGGCACAAAGAAGAGGAACCTTCCACCACTTCCGTCTCGGACTCTTATCGTATTTAGATACATGGTCCCAAAGACAGTAAACGTGGTTAACATCATCGGAAAGATCAGAGAAACTTTCTCTGGCTATCGTTAAACTCAAATTCGCAGCCCGTTCATCCTGTAATGGAAGAAATACCCGCGAATTCATTTGAATTCTACCAACAGCGAAATCAACTTTCCCTTCCGAAGGGATTAGGCCAAAAATATCGCCTAAACGTTTCCACTCTTCATAACAATCGTCATCAGCTTCGAAGACACAATCGTCGCCATTAATCAACAGTCCTGTCCAGTCTTTTGGATTAAGTTCCATGGACATTCTGCATAAGGCATAATTAGCCAGGCAGAGGACTGGAAAAGAACTAGTACTACCCATTAATTGACCACGAGTCTGGGCCGTACAGTCTGAACTTTTACCTATCAAGAAGCCAGTAAGGCTACGCTTGAAAAGTTCGATCCAACGACGATCATACTGCACAATGTTGGAATAAAACGTTTCACAAAGTACATCTACAATGCAATTCGAAACCCAACTCTGTATATTGTCAGTAGAAGCTTTATAGTCACCTGATACGAAACTTCGCGTGATATCTGGAAACATACGATCCATTATCGTTTCCTCTTGGGGAGTCCCCGTCAATTCAAAGACAGGCAACTTCCTGAGGAACTTACGTAAAGGATCGATGAACGAATCCATGACTTTCATCAGGTGAGGGGGACACTTAGTGATAAGCCTAACCTTTAATGCTTCTTTAAGCGCAACAGGCTTAACAAAAGGCTTTTCACAATAAGCACGTGTTACAAGATCATGCAAACTCGAACAGTAGTCCATTCGTATCGCATGCGGGTCATAAGACCCATAATATTTTGGTGTAACACCATCGCTTTCAAATACAATCTCATTATGCAGCACACCTTCTCGGAATTCAAATTGATTTTTGTTCGTGAGAAGTTGTCTGTCAACGGTGAGTTCTGATCTTCCTCGATAGACATCAAGAAAGGAAGCAACACCGCCGCCAGTACCGCGACCATCAACATAGTTGGCCGATGTGCTAGGCACTTTGGGTTTGTAGTAAATGTCATCCCATGACGCTTTACTAGCTCCAATCAGCTCGCGTACATACTGTTGGATACGCATTTTAATGTCTTCATCCGGTTGAGAAGCCGGGCTATGAAAAACATCAATAATCCAATCCAGCATTGATTCTACGCAGGACTCATCATCAAATCGGGGTAAACAACCCTTAATAGAGATTAACATCGAATTGATGAGACTCTGATGAGCAGCCGGTTCAACTCTTTTAAGACGCTCTATAAAACGTCGACCTCGCCCAGGGAAGAATTCGCCTGGAAAATCGAGGGGTTCACTGAAGTTCTTATCATGTTTGTAAGGAAGCCCACATTGGGCTCGCCAAAAACTAATAAGCAAATGCTTTATAGTTTTGGCCCAAGCGGTTCTACTTAGGCCGACGAAGGTTGAATGAACCTTACGAACAAGACGTATAGTTCGCGAAAGATTATATTCTTTTTCACTAGCGAACCCGTATACCTTCCAAATACGGTATATACGATTTAAACTCTTTTCTATGAGACCATTAACGAGCGAAGGTTTTAAAGTTTTTATACTTTTAGACGGCTTATGATCCTTATATATCAATTTTAGGATCCTATTAGCTGTTGCTCGTTTGTCGATTACAGACCTATCGACCGTGGCTGGCTTCGATTTAGATTCGTACTGATCTTGCTGATTTTTAGCTTCTTTCTGATACGACGTAAAATCGAACCCGAGAATGGATAAATCATCAATTCCTGCAGGGGCGGCTCTCCATAAAGGATCGTCTCCCCAAACCGAAAATTCGACAGGAATGAATTTCTTTGTTTCACTAACCTCGGGCTTTTGTAAAGCTGCACGTTCTAATACAGAGGGGTAACTACTCCCTTCCGCACCAGAACCGTGCGTGCAATCCCAATACGTGAGGGCCTGAGTGCCCTTTATGCACGTGTCCAGATTGACACCTACTCCAGAGGATACAGAAGTACCGGTGGAGGTGACAGAGATATGATTATACTTATT